TCAAGTTGCTGAAGATCGCGGCGTCCTGATCCCGCAGGGATCGACGATACCGGAAGGGGCGGGGAAACCCGCCCCTTTGCAGTTCCACGCCCATGTATGGAGAGCCCCCATGGCGAAGCTGACGAAGGACATCACCGGGTGTTCCGGTGGCGAAATCTATCCCCGTGTCTACAAGGCTGGCACCGAGTGCCCGGATGATCTGGTCGAGGCTGCGGCCGAGCTGGGCGCTCTGGACAAGAAGGCTGCCGCCAAGGTCGCGTCCGATGCTGCGGCAGAGGCGGCGCGGGTGGCGCAGGAAGAGGCTGACCGCAAGGCCGCCGAAGAAGAAGCCGCGAAGAAGGCGGCCGAGGGCGGAAACGCCTGACCATGACGCTGAACCTGATCACCGCCCCGACTGTTCCGGTGGTGCCGATCGCCAGCCTGATCGCGCAGCTGCGCGTTACGGATGAAGGCGAGCGCGCGCTGGTCGAGGATTATGAGCGGGCTGCCGTTGCGCACCTGGACGGCTGGGGCGGTGTTCTGGGGCGGGCGATCCGTCCGCAGGTCTGGCGGCAGGAATTCGGCGGTTGGGGCCAGCTGCGGCTGGCGATGCCGGATGTCTCGGCCATCACGGTCACGGCGACGGATGCGGACGGAAACGCGGTGACACCGACCAAGGCGGAGCTGCGTGCCGACTGTGGCGGACCATATGTCATCGCCGATGGTCCGTCAGCCGACAGGGTTTTCGTGCAGTTCACCTGCGGCCTGCCCACAGTCCGGTTGCCGGTGGCGCAGCAGATCGTCCGGCTGATGGTGGCGCACTGGTTCGCCAACCGCGAGGCGGTGGCCGAGGGGAGCATGGCCGAGGTTCCGCTCGGCGCCTCTACCCTGATCGACGCGATCCGCTGGCGGACGCTCTGATGCCCGGCGCCGGTGCGATGGACCAGCGGATCACATTGCAGCGCAAGGTCTTGACGCCGGACGGTGCAGGGGGCCGGACAGAGAGCTGGGTCGACTTCGCGGCGAACCCGCGTCCCTGGGCCGAGGTGATCGCCAAGGCGGGCCGGGAAAGCATGACCGAGGGGCGGATCGCGGCGCAGTTCACCGTGCTGTTCACGATCTACCATCGCAGCGATGTGGTCGAGACGGACCGGATCCTGTGGGACGGGGTGCCCTACAACATCAGGGGCATCCGGCGCGAGACGGGCCGGGCGCTGCGGCTGGTGATCGAGGCGGAGCGCGGGGTCCAGCAGTGAGCGTCAAGGTCTTCGGGCTGGAGGACGTTAAGACCACCCTGACCGAGCTTGGCCCGCGTGAAGCGAAGAACCTGATGCGGGCCGTGGTCTTCGACATCGCCAAGCAGCTGGCGCAGGACGGTGCTGATCTTGCGCCCTCTGACGAGGGAGACCTGAAGGCCGGGATCAAACCGAAGCGGGAGCGGGGTGAGCCGAACTTTCTGGCGGCCACGGTCCGGGCCGCGCCGTTCTACTGGCGGTATCTGGAATATGGGCAGGGGCCAGACGGGGTGGAACACGCCTTCTTCCTGAAATCACTGCAGGCGCTGCGCCCCGAGATCGACCGCATCTATCTGGAAATCTTCGTCCGGAAACTGACCGCGCTGATGGCGCGACGGGCCAAGGCCGCCAGCAAGGCGTAACCCAAAGGAGACTGACATGGCGACGTTGAACAATACCTCGATCAAGGGCGGCGGGGTCATCACCCCGGTCGAGAACACGCTGTCTGCGAGCGATACGCTGGTCTGGGACCAGAACACCCCCGGCGCCATCCTGGTGCTGCGGAACCCGACCGGCGGCGCGCTGAGCCCGTCGATCGCGGGGGCGCAGTCCAGCAACGTGGCCGTGCCCGGCGTCGGTCCGGTGTCCGTCAACCCTCTTGCCGTCGGCAGCATCGCCGCCGGGGCCACGCGGGTCATCCCGCTGGACAGCCGTCGGGAGTTCCTGCAGGGCGTGATCACCATCACCGGCGGCACCGGCCTGATCGCCACCATCCTGCACTACGGCTGATGTCGGCGGAATCGGCGGTCCAGGCCGCGCTGTTCCAGACGATCGGAACGCTGGGCCTGACGGTCCATGATGTCGCCCCGCAGCGCGGCGCGGGGGGCGACCTGTTCGTGACGGTTGGCGAGGTGGTCTTCGCGCCACTGGATACCAAGGACCGCAACGGGTTCGATTTCGTGGCCCGCATCCATGTGCGGGCCGAGACCGGCAACATGCTGCCGGTCAAGGACGCGCAGGGGCTGATCTACCGGCGCCTGCACCACGGCGATCTGACGATCACCGGCTACCGACTGATCCTGCTCCGCCGCGAGATGAGCGATGTCATCCGCGAGGCGCAGGGCCAGATCCACGGGGTCTGCGAATACCGCGGCCTGATCGAAGCCATCTGAACGGGAGAGAACCCATGCCGAAAATCGCTGGCCGCAAGGTCAACCTCTACAAGGGGAGCGGCGTCAGTGCCGTCCTGGTCGCGGGCGGCCGGGAACACGGCATCAAGATCAACAACGAGCCGATCGATGGCACCGACAAGCAGAGCGCCGGGTGGCGCGAACTGCTGGCCGATGTATCGCTGCGGTCGGTCGATATCGATTTCTCGGGCCTGTGGACCGATGCATCGCTGATGGCAGCGGCGCTGGCCAGCAACACCAGCACGCTCCTGTCCGGCTACGAAGTGCGGATCGAGGGCGTCGGCACGTTCGCGGGGAATTTCTACCTGGCGAGCGTCGAACTTGGCACCCCGCATGACGACGCGACCGAGGTCAGCGGCAGCCTGCAATCGTCCGGCGCGATCACCTGGACGGCGGCGTGATGAAACATATCAACCTGACGTTCCGGGGCGAGACCTTCACCGTCCCGGAAAGCCGCGCCTTCGATCTGGGCGCGGCGGTGGAAGAGGTCGTCACCCTGGCCGAGATGCAGACCTGGGGGCGTCACCCGAGGTATTTCAAGATCGCGCGCGCCTTCGGCGTCATGCTGCGCTTCGCGGGCTGCAAGGTCAGCGATGCCGAAGTGAAGGCCGAGATCGACGCCAGCATCGCAGCGGCCGTCGATGGTGAGGATGTGTCGGTGGATGCCGTCAAGGAAATCTTCGCGGTGCAGGCGATCGCGCAGCTGCAGGACGTGCTGTTCGACGGTGCGCCCACCACCGGGGGCGATGCAGCCCCGGAAAAGACTATCGCTTCGTAAAGGCGGCGTTCCAATTGGCCGTCACGAAATTCGGCATCGCGCCGCCGGATTTCTGGGCCATGCCGCCCCGGCATTTCTGGTGGCTGGTTGAGACGCTGGACCCGCCCGGCACCGGGCGGGGCCTGAGCGAGGCGGACCGGCGCGACATCGCCGAGGCACTGAAAGGCAATCCGAAAGGGGAATTCTGGTGAGCAAGGTCGTCGGCGAAGTTGCCATCGAAGTCGGCGCCGACATCGGCCCGCTGGTGCGTGAGATGACGCGCGCAAAGGGTGCGTTGTCCGGGCTGGGCAAAGCTGCCGACAAGATCGGTGGCGGGCTGGAAAGGTTCGGGTCGCGCGCTACGGATCTGGGCAAGAAGCTGTCCATCGTATCTGCCGCCATCGCTGCCGTCACCGCCGGGGCAGTCGCGCTGGTCAAGAGCGCTGCCGATGTCGGCGACAAGATCGGCAATTCGGCCAAGGCCGTCGGCATGGGGGCGGAGGCCTATCAGGAATACGCATTCGCGATCGGAGAGGCGGCGGACATCACCCAGGACGAATTCGATTCCGCGATGGTGATCATGAACCGCCGCCTGGGCGAGGCGCAGGCCGGGTCGAAAAGTGCGGCTGAGGCTTTCGGGGCGATCGGGATCAGCGCGAAGGATGTGGCCGCCGGGCTGGTCAGCAGCGAGGACGTGCTGGCGGCATGGGTCAAGACGGTCGAGGCCAGCGACGACAGTGCCGCAGCGGCCGCGCTGTCCGCCGATCTGTTCGGCAAGAAGGGCGCGGTGATGGGCGCCATGCTGGCGGGCAGCCAGGGTCAGGTTGCTGGCTTCGTCGATCGCGCGCGGGAACTCGGGCTGGTCGTCTCGGATGAATTTGTCGCGGCGAGCGGGGTCTTCAATGATCGGATGGCCGAGCTGGGTCGCCAGTTCGAAATGGTCAAGATCAAGATCGCCGAAGTGTTGCTTCCGGTCATCATCGACAAGCTGATCCCAGCGCTGCAGGACGTCGTTATCCCGGCGATCGTGTCCGTGGTCGAGAAGATTGGGGAATGGATCACCTGGTTCGGTCAACTCGACCCGGCAATCCAGACCGTCGTCGGGGCCATCACCACGGCGTTCGCGGTGGGCGGTCCGGTGCTGTTGGCGATCGGTGCGGTCAGCACGGCCATTGGCACGATGGTCGCAGCGACCGGTCCGGTCGGTCTGCTGATCGCGGCTGCCACCCTGCTTGGCGCCGCCTGGATCAAGTGGGGGGATGACTTCAAGACAGCCGTCGGC